TCTTAAATATTAATATATTTAAGAAAAATGCCCCTCTACCAACCTTATCTTTTTTGTGATGAGGATCAAGAAGTTATATTTCTCATCACTCATACCACCCGCGAGGAAGCCATGAAAGATCTCGGAGATTATCTGGACAACGAGGGAGCTTTCAAATATATTTGTGATGTAATGGATGAATTATTTGAGGATAAAATGAAATTGGACCAATTTTTGGGAGAACTATGTCTGACATTACCCTATCCAGACATGATCAAAAATTCTACAACCCTTTATCTACACTATCTAAATGAGATAAAAACAAGTGAAAAAGTTCATGATTGGATTCGAGAAGATCGTGCCAGCTTTGGAATAAATGTCATTCAAACCAAAGGAATATCTGGTTATCTTGTCAGTGGTCTTTACAAGAGCAATAAATATTATGAAGGATTTTACACCATTAAAGCTGAAGCAGAATTGGCGTGTAAGAAACTTCTCCTGGATACTGAAGATGTAATGTATGAAATTTATCAAGGTTCTCTGCAACATTTGAAAACAAATTTTAAAGATTATGATGAAAGATCTAAGTGGATCACTAATCTAAAAGAGTTTGAAAAGGAATTTTCCGAAGATGTCCTGAAGGACAACACTGTTCTGGAAGCGTGGAACAAATTAGACTGGGGACACAACTTCTCCATTGATCATCTAAAAATACTAAGTTAATTTGAGCGTCTCTTATATTCAACTGGCTGATTTAAAGCATCAATCTTATCCTGTGCCATTGTCCCGATTATTTCAGAATTTCTCTTATCCCTCCAATGTTTTACCATATCAATATAAGATGTCCCTTCGTCATATAAAAGAGTATCTGACGTCATATTACAATTGATACAATCCTGGGCACACTGATGAAGTTCTTGAACAGAAGTTGTGGCAAGTACATAGCCTCCTGACCAATTTATTGTAACACATGTGTAACATCCAGTACATGTTTCCTTAAGACGGACAACGTCTTGATCCATTCTTTTAGAAAATGAAAAAATATATATCCTCTTTATGCGAAATGGATAAAGTCTATGTTGGAATATTACTGAATCATGAAAGAAAGATTCTCGCCCTTTCCAGAAATCGGGAAAAAGTATCCCATGCCATATACAGATATTTTATTCTTGAGGAGAACATCTTTTCAGATGCCTGGTCATCATATCACTCTTTAGATATTGATCAATTTAGAAGGGAATTTTCATGGTTTTATGCCATCCCTAGGTTTGAAGAGAGAATAAATCTCTATGGAAGTGATCAAGAATATAATGAGGAGTTTGTTAATGATCTGGTTGAACTTCCTGTCATTAATAGATATATTAGTCCCTGGGGTTCTGAAAGATATATAATTGAGGAACACGAACTCATCTCATAGTTACAGCTAAATATTATATACTAATGACTAAATATTATATCACCGTTACAGTTAAATAGAATGTCACCGTTAAAGTGTACATTTTTCCCACGGATTTTCACCAATTGCAAGTGAGCATCCCCCAGAACCCTCAGAATATTTGACGAATTGGAAATCTTTGTGGCTGGTTTTCAAAAATTCACCAAATTCTCTTAACTTTTGACAAGAGAACTCAGGATGAAACCCAAACATAAATGGATAATGGGTATATGACCCATGAACTCTTAGGGTATCTTTGATGAAGTTTTTGTAGTTAAGACTTGACATAATTGATTTTTTATTCACACCTCTTTTAGAATAAAAAATGTCATCCCTGAGAGAAAAAGCAAACCAGGCCAAGAAATTGAGATGTAAAACAGTTACCTGTGTCCTTGAAAACCCAAAGAACATCAGTAATGTTGGAGCAGTGATCAGGAATGTTGACGCACTCGGAATAGGAAAACTTTTCATTGTTGATGGATATAATATCATGCGACCAATCCCACCGCCGGGTGGAGAAAGAAAGAAAAAACGAAAAGTAGCCGGGATAGCTTCCTCATCTATGGGTGCCTGGAAATGGGTATACATTAAAGTTTTCAAAACAAGTGAGGAGTGTTTTGAACATCTCAGGGAACATCACTATCAGTCTATCTGTACTTCACCGCACATGAAGGGAGTTAAAAATACATTCCTATATGAAGGAGACTATACATTTCATCATTTGGCAGTTTGGTTTGGAAATGAAAGTGAAGGGATTAGTGATTATGTTGTCAATGAATGTGAACAAGGCTGTATTCAAATTGAGATGAGTGGGATAGCAGAAAGTCTGAATTTGTCATGTGCTACTTCAATTGTATTGTGGCATATTGCACAGAAAAGAAGAGAATGGTATCGTATTAAAAAAGGTTTAAAATAAAATGGGGAGCTGTTTTTGCAAACAAAAACAGGATGAGTCAATCATTGATTATATTTATCCATCACCACATATTGTTTATTATGATGGGGATGAAGATGATCCATTTGTTGTTCAACCCCCGTCTCCTTACGTGGAATATGATACCAGTTAAGTACTGAACTGTTTTTCGAGAATGGAGATTGTATTATCAGCACCTCCCAAATAATCCATTTTTCCATTCTTCTTAATCAAGTAGACACGAGGGTAGGTGGAAGTTGTACCAAACTTATCTCTAAATTCCCGTTCCTGGAAATCTATATTGACATAATAAACTTTTTTGGAAAATTCATCCTCATGATCTTCTAGATACTTGATTATCTTATCTGTGAAGTAACATTTTTCCTTGCCAAGAATTAGAAATTCACGTTTCATTCTATTTTAGAATAAAATGTATTTAATTAAGAAAAATCGCTTAGAAACTCTTTCCATTTCTTACATACCTTAGCACTGTTTGTATGTGTCTTGATCAGAAAGGTTTCGCCTGAGAAAGTATGGGAGCTGTATTTTCCACTCTTGGCAGTAGTTTTGGTTTTGGTTTTCCTGCCGTTACTGGCGGAGAATTTAACTGAAGCCGATGAGAAATCAATGAAAAATTTCTCCTGATCTTCATCCCACTCCAAATGTTTAATCTTTTTGATCTTTGAGTCCTTAATCTTGATTGTATCGTTATTGAAAATATCTGAAGATATTCCAAATCTAATCACTGATTCAAGATTAATTCTCCCCTTTTCGTCTAGGTTATATCTCCTGACCAGTTTATCTATGTAATCTTCAACGATAAACATCTGATTCAGTTTGAAATCTTTCCATGACTCAAATTTTTCATCTGTCTTGTATTCACTTAGCAGTTTCTCTCGACGTTCCAGAATGGAAACGATCCCCTTGTCCTCGAGAAACTCTTTCAGTTCCTCAAGCGTTTTTTTCAAGTCACGATTATCGATGTAAAACTCTTTTCTTCCATTCTTTTTCTTAGCTCGATAGTGGAGTGTGTCGTTATAATACTTGAAATTACGGGGGAAATTGCCCCTTGAGAAATTAGTAAGTTGCTCTTCCCAATAAGAACTGTCATTGTGTTCCTTCATCTCTTCAAAAACCGGATGGACTATGGATCTGTTTTTAGTGTGTTTACGCAATTTTTGGGTATCCACGATCATTTCACCGGCCGAGTTGAACATGACAAATTTCTTTTTGTCGAAGACGATCAGACCATCATTTTGAATGCCACTCATGATTCCTTCAGAAATCTTTTCGAATGGCATTCTTTTAAGTAAAAATCAATTTTACATCTTAAATTGAAAATTAAAAAATATTCTCGTCAATAAATTGACATGCCAAGTGCACTTACATTTCGACAAAAAATACAACAACACTTCCCTCCTGGATGGGGTCCTGAGGACATTCTTCCTGGGGTGAAGCAGATTTTCATTATGCTACTCTTGTGTATTTGCCGGAAGGAGATACCGGTTGAGATTGCTCTTGAGATCATTCTCAACTTTGTCGCCACCTCCGACAATTACGCCCTCAACCCATTGGGGAAGTTCGACATACCCAATCTGTACGTTTATGGTGGAACAGCACTCTGTCTTTTAACAGGGTCTCCAATTCCGCCGAGTGACTGGGACTTGTGCCATGAAGATTACAGACATGGAATCGGACTCCGTGATAAAAACCGGGCAACGGCTGAAAAGATCGGGGAAATTCTTGGTCAAAAGGTTGAGATTGTCAGAGAATGGGAAATTATAGTCCATCTTCTAGGGATCCCTATGCGGGTTTACGGGGAGTTTCGGGCTGGAAGGTTCAACTTCAGTATACGAACCGGAAGTGGTTGTACCAGCACGGTCGATCTCTTTGAGAGCGGGATCTTCTTCAATCTCAGAACAGGAGAGAACGATATCAGTTCAGATTTTCCAAAATACAACCCGAGACGATTCAGGTTTCACTGGGCGACAGAGGAGATATACGACCAAGCGTGTAACGAAATGATCAAAAAAGAAACCGGTGAAACCGCCAACACATTGCTCGAGCAACGGAGATGGTTCTTTGAGACCCAACAGGAACGTTTCGAGAAGCATCAGTCGCGTTTGGAAAAAGTTGGCGTGGAGTTGATCAAGGTTCATATGACCATGCATAAGTGCATCAGCGTGGCGTTGTTTCAACGGGAATACTTCTGTAAGTCTTTTTGACGATTCATTTGTATATAAAATGAATTCTTCTTAAAAAAAATGAGGGATCCATGTAAATTAACGGTGGTTCTGGTGAACTAGGTTCTCTCTCCCACTCATTGTTTTTCTTACTTAACTCATCACGGTAAGTTTTGAGAGTTCCCTTAATATCTGGATTACTCCCCGGTATCTGAGTGCATTCACTACACCAATCAATGCATCTGATTAACTCTTTTTTGCTGGGGTCTGAAAAAAATGAATGCCCACCCCATAGCATTCTCCTTTTCACTTTTGGACACTCCTCTGTACAATATACACAAGGCCCTGAATCAAGTCCCATTTTAATCAGGGAAGAAATTATTTTACCATGGTTATATCTTCATATGCCATATATGGATCTTCTCCATATCTGACCCTACGATACCAATCCTTGAAGTAACTCCAGGCCAGGAAAGCAACATTTACCAATAATGTCTCACTGCATAGGACATCACTCAACTTACATCTCTCCTCGGCTGCCTCCAATTTCCATTCCACGTCATCCAAATCATCTTCCTCCTCATCTGAAGATGAATAATATTCCTCTTCTTCACTTTTCCGACGACGACGTTCTTTCCTGCGACGAGACATAGGTGACATAGGTCCTTTATTTTTCTCACCCAGTTTAGTCCATCTTTTATTCTTTCCATTTTTAGTCACCACATACATATCTCCATCAGTTCCTTTCATTCTCTTACCAATCTTTTCTTTGGAAGCGGTGTATCCCTTTCCGAGTGGAGTCAATTCATTCCCGGTGTATCTTTTCTTGGGATCATTGAGACACTTTGGCATTTTTTACTCTTGTAAAAAATATTTAAGCTCCCCCATTAATTCTGTTTCTTTATATGTTAAAATAATGATCAAGCAGCAAGGACTGCGAGGGGATTCGTATAAACTAATGGGTTCTCTTCCTCACCGGTACTGTTTGGATCAAATTTGCGATAGCTTCCAATGACATCACGTTCATAAAAATTGGATTTCTGGGACATATTGATCTCTTCCATCCACTTCAGGGTAACATCATTATCAGGATAAAGAAGATCCAGGCCGATCAGATAACAGATCTCATTTGCCAGTTTTTCAGCGTAAAGGTAATGATTTTCCCTGGTGAATCCGGCATCTTTGTCAGCCTGTTCACCCAGAATGGGAAATTGTAGTAGATAATCAATATGTTCTTTCTCAATCTGAACTCCCCTGGCAATGATTTTGTATGCCAGGGCAATATCCTCTTCACTGGCATTGTCTAGAAGTCTTTGAGCCTCCGCACATGCCTCATCGCGATGTGTTGTTTCATCTTTTGAAATCTGTTCGTTTGACTCAATAAAGTTAGCAAACATTCCTAGTCTTCTCATGAAGAAGATCTCGGAAAAGAGACCGGTGAAGAAGATTCCTTCTCCGACAGCACAAACAACATTTTCAATAAACTCAGAGTGCTTCCCAAATCCAAACTCTTGAAGAAATTGACCCTTATTCTTGACACATGGAAGATCGATACACATATCAAAAAGTTCCTGATGCTCTTCTTGGGGAACAATAGTCAAAAAAGCCTTGCTGTAAGTTTCAATGTGTGTCATCTCCACTTTCAACTTCATCACGAGATAGAAAACTTTCGGCCAATTCTTTCTTTCAATAGCTCTCTCAATCAACTCAAGCACCTCTTCGCCAATCAAACCATCCCCGATTAAGAAGAATCCACCAATTCCCTTAAACAGTTTCTTAATGTTTTCGGGTGCTGTTTTGTACTCTTGGGCTTCCTTGTTGAAGTTGAATTCCTCAGCTGTCCAATCGGACGCTTCTTGACGCTTGTAAAATCTCCATGACTGCGGATCCTTATCAGTAT